CGGATTGGTAAGCTCAATCCTGACCTGTTCACCGAGTACGGCGGGGCGATCATCCGCACGGTGGCGACTCAACCTTTTCAGAACAATATGCAGTCATTCTTCGTGCCGTCGCTTGAGCTAACGGTGGAGTCTGGCGTTGGCAATGAGGCTGTTGAAGAGCCGGTGATCGCGATGGATCGCAGTATGGACGGCAAAACATGGTCTGACCAACGCATGAGAAAGTTGGGGAGAATGGGTGAATACGACCGCAGAGCGGTTTGGAGACGCAACGGCAGAGCGTCGAGGTTCGAGGTGTTTCGGTTCACCTTATCCGATGCGGTAAAACCTGTGATGATTCAGCTTACAGCCAATATTGTTCCAGGTGCTAAATGACCGGCCCTAGACTGAACGCTGCCAACCCTGTTGTTGAGCCGAACGGCACGATGACGCAGCAATTCCGCAACTGGACGATTGACGCATCGTTGAGTATTCCAATCATCGGAGTAGGAAGTCCTGAAGGCGTGGTGAGTGCTCGACAGTATTCGCTCTATATCAACTCCACTGGAACAGCGGGAAATATTGAGTACCGCAAGATGCTGCCGGATATTGGCGGGGATGTAACGCAGGGATGGCTTTTAGTGTAAGGGCGTGCGAGGAAGACGAAGCGTTAGAGTACCTTCGTGACCCCTCGGTAAGAAAGTTTCTCTCAGTGGATCCGGTGAGCGTGAATGCTGAGTGGATCAAGCTGGTGATGAATGAAAGGCTGTTGGTTCTTACGAAGCCTGACTGGAAAGAGATTGAAGTTCACGTTGCCTGTAAGTTCCGAGATCGGGGAATTGTCAGGCAGACGATGAAAGATGGGCTGGAGTGGTTGCATCAGGATTTTGAGATAGTTTGGACGACCGCCCCTGATAGTCGGGTTGGGCTGGTCAGAATGTTGGAATCATTAGATTTCCGCAGAGTCGGATCGAGGTGGGAGCATGGGAATTGAAGCTGCAATTGGTGGTCTTGTTGGTGCTGCTGGTAAGGCGTTATTTGGGAACGCAACGCGATCCGCTGTAACCTCTGCGGCGGCATCTGCAATAGGAAGTGCGGCAGACCGTCGTGCGTTGGCCGAGGCCGCGAACAAAGCCAACGAAGCAGCTGCTGCGAGGACGCAGGCTGGGTTGGCTGCCCTTGCCCCAGGCTATCAGGCTGCGCAGAATATTCGTCAGCAGGCGTTTGGTGCTGGTCAAAGGATGCGCCAGCAGGGTATGCAGCAAGGCCTGGGGATGCTCTCCCAGCTTTACGGGCCGACGGCAAATCTCTATCAGCAGGGAAATATGGCTGCTCAGAGGGCGTTGCTCGCAGGGATTCCACTTCAACGCGCTGCGATCCTTGGTGAGCCGATGGACTATTCCGCGCTTCAGCCGACGCAGATTTCCTACGATCCGAATATGCTGGCTGGGATTTTCGGCGGCGCACAACTTCCTCGCGGCCGGTTGAACTTGCCGCCTTACATGGCTGGTCAGGCACAGGAATAAGCTATGGTTACCGATGAGCAAATCAGGCAGTGGCTAGCTGACAACCCACAAGCTACCGACGAGCAGGTTCTGCTCGCCATGAAGCAGTATCAGGTCTCGCCTGAACAGATAGCGCGGGCGACTGGTACGAATATCGGTGACGTTAACCAGAGAATTGATGCGCAGATCAATCAGTATCTGGCGAACAATCCTCAAGCCAGCGACGCTCAAATCTATCAAACGATGAACCAGTTTGGGATCACTCCCGAACAGGTGGCCCGTGCGCAGAACGTAAGCGTCGAATCCATCATGCCGCGAATCAATGCGGTGATTGAACAGCAGTCTTTGGCCCCCGTAGGTCAGACCCCAACGGGGGTGAGAGGCTTCGAGGCGGCCGCTAATCGCGGAATGAATCAGGCAATCGCCACTCAACAGGCTGCGCAACAGGCAGCGCGTGGTGACCTTTCCGCCGGTATGCAGGAGGTCGCAAGACTTTACGGGCTGAACCTTGATGACCTTCGCGCAGCACAACAGGCAGCGCAGGGCAGTCTTACTCAAGCCATGCAAACTGGGCGTGGACTGTATGGCGAGAACATCGCAGGCATCCAGGCCGCAGGAGAACGCGCCAGAGGCGACATTCAGAACTACATGGGCCAAGCGGCAGGGTTGTTCCAGCCCTACCAACAGGCGGGCACTCAGGCTCTACAGCAGCAGCTTGCATTGTCTGGCGCGCTGGGTCAGGACGCATTCAACCAAGCCTATCAG